GTTCCTACTATCCAGCTGAGCTACGAAGCCAAGTTGTGGAATTTTTCGGCTTTCCACTACCTATCTGACCATTCGCATCAGAACCAGTGGTCTCTGTTTTTTTCATCGTATTATTACTAATTAGGTACCACCCTAACCATACGACTATATGAACGGTAGTTCAAACGTATTTTATCATAGACATTCTACATATATACGTGGGCCATGGACAGCCCAATATTTTTTAGTGAGTAGCATTGTGATTTATGTGAGGCTCTACTGAGAAATATTTTAACGCTTTGCGTGCCTTTTCATGTTCACTACTCTAAAGATTCTACTCTCTCCATTACTGAGAATCACCTAAATGTGGTCCTTGATGGGCTCGAACCATCGACCTACTGATTATGAGTCAGTTGCTCTAACCTACTGAGCTAAAGGACCAAGTGTAACCGAATTTCGGTTACGCTTTTTTATAAATCTAACATTTTTTGTGGGTTTGAACCATATATGTTAATTTCATAGTTTTCTGGTAATTTAAGTACTTTAACTATTTCATTTTTAACAAATTTCTCCCACGCATAACAAATCAATTTAAGTATTGCATCATTAGTCAATCTAAAACTTTCATTGTTTTTAGAATTAAGTAATCTGTTTCTTAACGCTAGTATTGGTGAATTTTGTTTTAAATCAATACCAGTTGATAATTTAGTTAAGAAATCTTCAGCTAAAACATCATCAACTTCAGAAAACAAATAGTGGAAACTAGACACAACTGTTGCTGTTAATAATCCACAGCTTTTTAATGACATGTTTTTACCAAATTTAATACTTTCATCGATATTTTTTAAACTATTGTAGTATTCTTCAATATCAGTGTTAGATAATGTTCTATTATCTGAAGCTTTGCTAGTATAACTAAATTTACCAGTTTTGAAAGCGTTAATAAATTTACAAACAGCAGAAGCCGTTGTTGCGTTGCTTACACCAGCAATACCTAAAACATCAGAACCAGTTCTTTTTCTTCCACTATCAATAGTTGGAAAAGTTTCTGGGTCAATTCCAGACGTAACTAAAAATCTAAATGTCATTCCGCTAACAACAATGCCATGTAATCTGTGTTGTCCGTTTGATAAATTACCTTTTGCATTAAAAGATAAAGTCTCACCGTTAAACTTCCAGTTACCATTTTCCATTTCTTTAGCTAATTTAATCACATTAGTTTTAGAAAGAGGTCTATTCTCATTATTGTATTTTTCCAAAATTTCAGATGCTAAATCTGGTGTTACAACAATGAATCTAACTTCGCACTCATTACCGTCAACTACATAACGACCAACGCTAGAACCATTAATTGTGTATGCATCTAATAACTCAATTAACGCTGCGTTTCTTTCAATATCGACATGAGTTAGGGTATCCATATCGATTGTTTTACTCTCATTATTCATATTACTCTTTTTTTTTACAAATTTACTAACTTAATTTTAACTTTGCAAGTTTTTTTGCAACAAGAAATAAAAATTTTTTATTTCCTTCTTTTTCTTTCCATGTTTTGTATTCAACAATTGATTCATTCAACACATTAGTTACCCATGATTCATCTTTAATATCATTTGATTCTAAAACAAAATCATATAACTCCCATGGTGCTATTTCAGCATTATTAGTATTAATCGTTAGATACGCATATTTAACATAGTCATTTTCATTTTCTACAGAAATTGAATGGAAATCATCATCGTTTCCTTCATAATATATACCACCAACGTTTTCACCAAAACTAGTAACAATAAAAACTTCTGTACTACCATTATAACCACTAAAATGTTCTATTTGTTCATACAAACCTTTACCAATAGGTACCGACCAAAAACCACCATATTCATCATCAAACGAATCATTTAAGTCTGGGATAACATACAACTCATCACATGTTTCTAATAAATCATGTGTATAATAACCACCAGTGAACTCAACGATTTGAACATTAAACTTAGAAAGAGTTTGGCGAACTGCTGACACTAAGTTAGGGTTCGCCCTATTGGACTTTGCCAAATATACTCTTTTCATCTTTTTAGATTTATCTAGTTTAAAATACATGGATTACTTTTCATCAGAACCGAACCACTCGTTGTATATTGCTTGAGCTTCTTCCAACTCCATTTCTTTAAGAGCAATCTCCATTTTTGTTGAGTGTAACTCACGTACCCATAATTTAGCATCAAAGTCTTTTGAACCTGGACGTAAAGAATACGTATTGTCTGGCGCTAAGTCAGTTAGGTTAGCTAACTTGTTTTGTAACTCTAAT